TCACTGTAAAAAGACTCACCTAATTTTACGGAGAAACTATGAAAATACAGATAGAAAAAAGAGATGGATTATTACATGAAACTAATTTAACAGTATTAGCGAAAGCTGTAGAGAAGGAATTAGAGCAAAACTTTTTAGTTCATGCAAACGCTGAAAAATCGATGATTATAAACACTATTTATGATGCGGTACAAGAATTGGTACTAACTAATGACCGATAACGATTTTAAACTCTTAGCCATGGCTTGGTTCTTGTTAGTGCTTTACTTTCTATTAACTCTTAGCTAAACTTATATTATAACTATTAAAGAAAGGAGAAATGTTATGCCGAACCATTGTTTTAACAGGATTGCAATAAGCATCGGAAGTTCCGATGATCAGAATTTAAAAGTATTAGTAGATTCGTTAAAAAGCGAAAAAAATCAAACTGATTTCGATTTTAATGCAATACTACCAATGCCCCCCGAATTAGAAAATACAAGCCCTTCATGGACTAGTAATCTTCAAATAGACGAAGCTAACGATATCGAAAAAGCTAGGTTTAGAAAAGAACACGGTACAGATAATTGGTACGATTGGAGTATTAATAATTGGGGTACTAAATGGAATAGCTACAGTTGTGAAACAGTAGAAATAGAAGACGATTATGTAGTTTATGAGTTTGAAACTGCATGGGGTCCACCAACAGGAGTTATTGAAGCATTACGAGAGCAATGCCCTGATTTCCATGTTAGTGCATTTTACGACGAACCAGCAATGGAGATAGGTGGTTATTATTAGTATCATAAGGCTGCTTTATAATCGTAGCGTTGGTATATATACTATACTTATATTAAAAGAACATACGGGAAGCTCCTATTTCCCGAGTGTAGGAGGCAAGGTTTTTTATAGTTTTCTTGTCTCCAGTAGAGGAGCATTGGTTGCTGGTACATAAAAGCTTGTACCTGACCAATATACAACCCCTCCTCTACAGGAAAAGTGATAGCTACTTCCTTAACAATAGGCTATCCCAGTTTCATAATAAGAAAGGAGAAATATATGGATAAAGAGATAGTAGAAAAAATAATTCTGTCAATACAGAATGTCATGAAAGCTCAAGAGAGTACTCGGGAGTTTATGCAAACTTCTTTAGAAGCTAACCAGTTTTTATCTGAGAAGGTAATTACGTTAGAAGCGAAAGTTGCGTTATTAGAAAATGCCACAAACTTTAGCAATATCATACCGACAACGGAGGTGCGTGATGTTAACAGTTGAACAAATAGATAAACAATCATTACCGCATATCAGTGACTTAATGGAAGGTTATTCCGACCAAGAGATACTTGCAGCACATGATTGGGTAGTTACGGTATTATCTGATTACGAGATGTTGTATGGGTTAGATCACCCTCGATTACAAATACGTAAAGCTGATGTCGAGTATTTCCTCGAACAATATATAAACCATTACCATGGCGACCAAGCACCTGCTGAGCCTCACGGTAGTTGGGGTGAACCTTTACAGGAGGTATCGTAATGAAGTTAAGAGATATTGAAAATGCCGTTTACGACATACAAAATGATTTCAATGATGGGGCAATACCGCCCCAGTCCCATAAGGTACAAGAAAGCCGTAGGACAACATATATCAGAGGTGCAACAGATGCATTAGATATGTTAGTTAGACATTTTAAGGAGATTAACGATGCCAAATAAATTTTATTATGGTAATGATTTCCATAGCGAGAACTCTATAGCGATTATATGGTCTATAGACGATGTACGAGATCAGTTATGGATACTTAACGATAACGAAGACCTTAAACTTACCCTTACAGACGAAGAATGTATGGATCACCTTAGATGTATATTAGATAACCACGATGCTAATTACGGAATAACTTGGGAAAACATATATCAATCGTTATGGGATGATTTCGAAGAAGAAATATTATTGAAAAGGAAAACTAATGAACTACTATAATAAATATATACGATCGAATACAGATTTCGATTTGTTTTGTTACCAGACGTACGCTGAGTATGTTACGGAAAAGAAAAAATGGAACGAGGACAGTGATATCGTTAGTCGATCCGAATATATTGGTATGAATTACAGTAGTTTAAAAGCAGATTTTAAAGAGTTTATGCTAGATAAAGACGGTGACGAGTAATCTCTTGCTCGTAGTACTGCTTTACTTTGGTAAAACTCGTTTATATAATATAGTTTGTTATTAAATAAACTATTAGAAAGGAGAAAGATATGACGAAATTTAAGATAGTCACTACGACTACATTCGGAGCTAAAGAGCTAGAAGCCCTTACAGGTATTGCACCTGCTATAAACGAAGACGGGTCTACGATGACCTTTGAAGAGTTTAAAGCTAGAGAGAAAGCTAAACGCGAGGCTCAGAGATGATACCTTGTAATCTATGCGATAACCATATACCTAAAGGCAGATTGTCTTTAGGTTATGTGACTTGTTTACCATGCGGGGAAGCCGTAGCCCAGAGGTTATCTGAGCAGAGGAAAAAGCAGACTGCACCTGCTTATAATAAAGGTGCATACCAATATATAACGATTAACGATATTAAAACTATAGGGAGATGATGATGGAAGAAATAATTAAATGTGTGATTTGTGAAAAAGATGTAGAACAAAAGAAAACGCCTGACGGTAAGGTTTATTGGAATCAAGGTGAAAACGCTGAGCCTTACGCAGAGGGTAGATGTTGTGTTTTATGTAACTTTATACATGTTATACCAGCAAGGTTAGAAATGATGGGTAACGGAGATAACGGATAATGGAAGATAAATATAAAGAAGTTATGTTTGAGTATTTAGATATGATGCAACAAGAAGGTTATGCGAATATGTATACAGCACCGATGGAGCTTAGACAAAAGTTTGGTATAAGTAGAAACGAATCGGATGAAGTAGTTGCCGCTTGGGTAAAACAATTTGTCGAGGAGATAGCTGATGCTAGGTAAATTTACTATAACAGTTGTATGCCCTGCTACAGGGGAGATGATAGATTTCGATATTAATCGATCAAAAGATTACGATTGGCATGTTTACGATACGCGACTCGATTCAGGTAGTTTTAGAATCTATAACGATTGGACCGACGCAGTTCGTTCGGTTTTATCTATTAAACCTACGAAAAGAGATGATGGATAACGATAAGTTATTCGTTTTATTTACGAGTTCCCTTGTTATATGGGTACTCGTAAGTTTGTTTTTGTGGGCGTCTCGGGGCTTGGCAACGTTGCTTTAAACTCGCTTTACTGGGGTTTATAATAGGTTAAGGGTTAGCGTAAGATTAACCCGTAACTATAGAAAGGAGAGAGATATGACTAAAGATTGGAAACAGTTCGATTTATTCGGTACTAAGATAGAGTTTAAAGTAGGTAACAGTACTGTTGATGGGAACGAAGAACTAGCTTTCGCTAGAGATTTTGCTACATGGATAGAGCATGAACAAACAGGTATAGAAGATTCAGTATATACGTGGACTTCACAATCATCAGACGGTAAATATAACTATATCGGATTCGATTGGGAAGAAAATGAATTTTTAGATGAAAGCGATAAAGCTATTACTTTTAGAAAAGAGACATAATGGATACTCGAGTCGTGTATCGAGAATATAAATATAAAAAGAGGTGTAGGTCTTGTTTAGGAGTGACGGTAAGCAATGAGCCGTTAGAAAACGGCGAACCATGTGGTGCTTGTGAAGATTGCGAGACTGTTACGAAAGATTCATTTTTAACCGATTACTGGAAACCTTTTCCAGATTCAATATAGGAGAGAGATATGACTACAGAAATATTTGAATTGAGGGTTTACCCCGAGCCGTCTGACGCTTATGAAGAAGATGGTAAATTCCATTTGATATGGAAATACGTAACACTAGACCAAGCAGATAAGTTGATACAAGCATATGATAAAGTGTTTGATTTGATGTATGCACCCGAAGGTTTAGAAGATATGGTAGGAAATATGTTAACAACTGATACTACGGACGACCCGATTATATCTACTATGGTCGACGGAGAGATAGTTGCAGTTAGTCATACCGACGGAAAAAGATACTTCTCACCTAGAGATGGTTTTGATTGGATGGATGTAACAAAAACGGATGAGGTGTAGGATACATTATGAAAATAAATAAAAATGGACAGTCGACGGCTTGTAACCCTGCTTTATAATCGGGTTGTTGTTAGTTATAATATACCTAAGGGTAAATAAAAGATTTTACCCATAAAAACTAGAAAGGAGAAAGATATGAAACATGTATACGTAGGGATGGATTACAAAGATAAGGTTGTTGTTCGAGTAACGGCGACAGATAGAGGGAGATGCGAGTTCCCTTCGACACAGTTGACATTAGACGACGGATCAGTGGTCTACGAAGGAAAGCAGTGGGGTCAAGGAGAGCCTACTGTGATACAGCGAGAAGAACTTAGCTCGATGTTGCCATTTGTAGGAGGTGCGTGATGGATAAAGATACTTGTTTTGAGTGCGGTGAGCATAAAGACTGCAACCAAATGGTTGATATGTGTAGCGAAACAGGTTGGAAAGATATATTCCCAGCGTGTAACGATTGCGTGACTGACCCCGACAGAGTATGGGCAGGAGAAAGAATGAGCCAATAAGATAATCCCCCGTTATCTTTAGCCTCGCCTCGTGCGGGGCTTTTTTATGTCTATTGAATCTATCGGTATTGTTATCTGGTAAAATAAAAAAGTTTTTGTAAAAAGTTTCTCAAAACTACTAATATCTCTAATAGACTAATAGAATCATTGTCTATGTCTCTTGGTTACTCTGTTCGTTGGTTTCTCAAAACTAATAGAATTCTATTAGTCTATTAGAAACTACAGGTAAGATACCTAGAGGGCATGAAGAAAGTATATTAAAGATATATAATCTAATATGATAGTAATAACTACTTGACTAACTCAGGAGATACGAATGAAACAGCTAAGTTACACCTCATTGATGCCAACGGAAGATGGTAAAGCCTTTGTTGATGACAAGGGTAAGACGTGGCAACCACTCAATCAGAAACAAAAGCTATTTTGTAGGGAGTATTTCAAAGGGCAAACAGCTACTGAATCAGCGATTAAAGCAGGGTATACCAAAGACAGGAAGGGTGCTAAGACACAAGGCAGTGTTCTACTAAATCATAACCCAGTTGTACGAAACTACCTCATTGACTTGGAAATCACAGCCTCGCAGAGAGATGCAGTTTCTCTAGAGGACCATCTATCCACGCTCCACGACCTACGCGAAGAAGCCAAAGACCAAGGTCAGATATCCGCAGCCATCACAGCCGAGGTCCATCGAGGCAAAGCAGGCGGACTCTACATTGATAGACGCGAGATACTCACCGCAAAGATCGACTTGATGTCCAAGGACGATCTACTCACTCGACTTGAAACACTGATCAAGAAGCGAGCGACTGAGTCCAATGTGATCGAGGGAGAGTTTGCACCCAAGACTTGATTGGTACCAAACGCTCTACTCTACTCTATCCCTCTACTCTATCGGTCGCTCTACTCTATCACTCTACTCTACTCTATCCCATCCCTCGCTCCGTCGGTCCCGTCCCTCCGTCCCCGTTCTAACTCCCGTCGTTCGCGTCGCTCTTGTCAA